TGTTGTTAACTCTTTCGTACTGCTCTGCATTAAGAATGTCTTGATAGTAAACTTGGTCTTTTTCTGGAAAGTTCTCCAAAGGAAAAAGTGTTTGGCTTCTGTTTATTGGGTTTACACTAGGATCAAATTCCGGCAAAGTATAAAAACCCGCCACACGACCACCCCCTTTTGATCTTATGGGCGGAGACAACATACCGGGAAGTTTTTGTCCAAACTGACGTGGAGTAGTAACGTCACCTTTAGTGGGGTAGTCACCAGCATAACCAAAGCCAGCAACTAAACCATACTTACCGCCCGGACGTGCTTCAGCAGGGACACGGTTGAACACGTCCTGCATCATCTCATAGTCCATAAGTTTCTGTGACTTTTGTTTACCGTTCATTTTCTTGCTCTTGTTGACGTCTCTGCTCTTCTTTGTAAATCCTCTGAATCTCTTGTCCAGCACGTATGCCTGATCTACGGAAGAAAGTCTCAAGCTGTCCTAATTGACGTGCTTCTGTAGCCTTGTCAACAGCACCTTTGGACTGTAAACGTAGTATCGACTGTAAATACTCAGGATCTGAAGCAGCCCTAGTTAAAACGGCTCTGCTTTGGGCTGCGGGTAGACTATCAAACACTCTAGTAAAAACCCTAGACAAAGTACTTGCAAATTGTAATGCTGCAGGACCTGAAGGACCTACTTGACTTGCTGTTTGTACACCAAGGAATCTAGCCATAATTTGAACGGGCGCAGTAGACCTAGCTACTTCCTCAGCACTTAGGGACTTACCACCAGTAGTTATTTTTCTAGCAGCAAGGGTGCTTACTTTGTCCAAATTAGACAACGCCTTTCGTTGTTCCGGTGTTAACACGTCGGTAAAAGCCGTAGCTAGATGTTTGTCACCCCTTAAAATTTTAGCTAAGGATGCAGTTTCTCCGGGTATGTCCCTAGCGGCGACAGTAGGAATTAGCCTATCTACTATTTCCCTAACATAAATAGTTTGTAACCCTTGTTGTACACCTTCCTCAGCAGCAACAGCATTAACATTCTTTAAGTCTGCTCTGTTGAGTTTTCTAAGCGTTGTTATTACATTGTCAGGGTCTGCACCAAGTAAGGCTGAAACACCTACAATGTCTTCGTCTGTTTTAGTGCTTAGACGGCCTTCTAAACTAGCTCTACGTTCAGCTAAAGTGTTAATCTCTAAGTCTAATTGTTCAAGATCCCTAGACAAATGAGGGAATTTTCTTAAGGTAGGTCCGTATGTTTCAAAGAATTTCTTCCTTGCTTTTGGGGTGTCCGCTACAGAAAACTTAAGTATCAAGGCTTCTTCAATAGGTCCTCTTAGTCCTCTTGCAGGAGGAACACCATCAAGCCCTTGTTGCTCTGTTTCAATCGCCCTACGTACTTGACCTATGTTTGCTCCGGGAACTACTACAGTATTTAGAGCGGACTCAGGATCAATCCTACGGTCGCCTTGAGCATCTAAGTTTAGGTACTTACCTAGCTTACCTCTGTTGTAGTTTTGATTAATTGTACGAGTAACTTCAGCGGCTGCGCGATAGGATTCCGAATTAGGACCTGAATCAATAAAGTCTCCAATAAGGTCGTCAAGTCTGGACAAAGCAGAAACAGTTTCTTTATCGCCGTTCTTTACAGCGTCTCTTTTTGCACTTAATAAACGAGACCTATAACGCTGGAGAGCTTCAAATGTCTCTCTAGCATCTGGGGCTTTTTTAAAAGTACCGTCATCTTGCTTAATTTGCTTACCAAAACGCATGATCTCGTCATCACCAAACATTCCAGCAAAGCTTTTGTCGCTGTAGCCTTGACGCAACATTTGGTTTCTTAAGCGCAAACCCATTAGCCTAAAGCGCTTGGCGTCCATTTGTACGTGCTTGTCTACAGTGGACCACATTCTTTCTTCGTAGTCCTTAGCTCTTTTATAGCTTGTTTCTAAAGCGTTGGTAAAGTCTATACTTAGTTGGTCCATAGTAACCGGAGAACCGTCTCTTCTAGGTACGACAGACGCTTCTAGTTTATCTGCTTGATTCCTAGCTAAGTCAATTTCACTTTCTAGTCTACGTATCCAGTCATTAGTTCTTGCATTTAGAGTAGATAAAAATGTTGTTGTGTCCCCTGCAGCAGCTTCCTCTAGACCTTCTAAAATAGATTCAGATACTTGATCCTGATTACGACCAATGATGTTGTGTATGTTTGCGTCGTTTCTAGCAGCACTTTGGAACACACGCATAACACCGGGATCTTCTGCTAATCTAGCAGCGTCTACTTGAACTCCCGGAGGCAGTGCCGACTCAACAATAAGAGAATTGGTGCTTATGTTTTCTATGGCCTGCCCTACGTCTTGAGCCTCCTCAGAAAACACCTTGCCTACACGAAGTTCTGCACCTGATCTTGTGAACTGCCTAAGTTGTTCACCTATAAAACGACTGCCTGTTAAAGCCGCCGAAGGTACAACGCCTCCAGCAAGGGACGCTCCCATTTCTCCAAGAGGCCCTGCACCAGCTTCTCTTGCAAAAGCAGCAGGAACACCAGCAGCAGTTGCTACTGCAGTTTCTAAGCCCACAACGCCGGGAGCAGCCGCTGTTCTAGCTATTGACTCTCTGACGGTGTCAGGAGCGCCTGTAGGTGTCCTACCAGCTAAGTATTCTACAGTAGGTACTTCGCCTTCTATAGTTCTTTGTCTAGGCATTCTACCAGCTAAGTACCTTTGTCCTAATTCTCTAGCTGCAGCACCGTATCCAAAGCCTCCACCAGCGTACTCAGCCGCTGTTTGAACTCTACGTTCAGTAGGGCTGTCTACATAAGGAGAAGTTGTTAAAGGTAAACCAAATACTTTTGTTGATAGGCGATCAAGAGCCTGACTAGGCGTACCCCCTGTAGGTAAGTCAAACGCCTGTAGTCCAGCGTTGACCACATCAAACGGTAAGTCCGCAAGCGACAAAACTCCCCTGTTAACACCAGAAGCTATGGCGTTTGCTAGTCCTACAAGGTCTGTCTTTTTAGCACGAAGTTCTTCTATCTCAGGCTTTTCTTCAAGCGGTTGTCCTGACAATCCTCTGTACTCTGCAGCAAGAACAGCCAAATCATCTATCATTTGCTGTTTTTTTACAGGGTCTGTTTCAGCTTGAATCATAGAGTCAAGACGTTGTATCCCATTCTCTAAGTCTTTTTTAGTAGCCATGTTTTGTCCTGTTAGAAATTATACTTACTAAGGATTGAGTCCGTTGTTCCTGCTGTAGCGCTAACGTCGTTACCTAAAAGAGGGTCAGTGTATTTTTTAACTACTTTTTTCATACTTCCCGGTCTATCACTCCTAAGTAAATCATAGTCTTCATCAGTAAGCGTTATGCTTCCTGCTTCAAGAGCCAATATTCTAGCTTCTGAAGCAGAAATCTCTCCAGCAGTTTGTTTAGCATTTATACTTGTTAAGGCAGCAGCAGCAATAATTTTATGAACCATTGCTTTAGGAGAAAAAAGGTCCTTACTTGTTATATTAACCATGTCAGTATATCTTTTTACCTCAGCTTCAGGAACCGCAGCACCTGAAGTAAAACGAAGTAAAGCCTCTCTAGTAAAAGCCCTATAAGAATCCAGAGCTTCAGTCGCGTCTGTTGTTAAAGGAGAAACTCCAGAAAGCAAAACATCTCCTTGTAAATTACCAAACGTGTCTAGTTCATTAATAAAACGGTCTGTGGCTCCAGCAGCAAAACCTAAGAAAGTTGTTGATCGGTTTTCTGCTCTAAACTTAGGTATTGAACCTTCAGCAGTAACTTTAGGTGCTGCTATTAAACCCAGTTCACTAGGTAAAGCCCATCTACCGTCTTTAAAGACTTTAGCGCCTTTTGTAGCCAGCATGAAAATTTCGCCCGTTTCAGCGTTTTGATAACTTTCGTTTTTAGAGTCTTCTCCTCTCATAGCAGCCAAAGCTTTTAAAGGTTGGTCTTTATAAAAACCGTCTTGTATGTCATCAATAATTTCTTGAGGGGCGTTATAAGATTTGGCACGATTAGCCATAGCTGTTGCCGTTGCTTTTTCACCTGCTTTTTCTAAAGCTTGTGTTGTTTGATATTCCGTTATGGATCTTACAAGAGTTTGTAAACCTTCTGCATCATCAGAAAAAACATTAATTAAGTCTTCATTTACTTCAAGACTTCTTGCAGCTTCACTGGCTTCGTTAAAAGCTTCTTTTTCTTGTTGAATTTTAAACTCTTCAGTTAGTACTGTTTTTCTCATTTCTTCTAGTTGCGGAGCAGTTGCAAATTGAGCAGCTTCGGCTATCTGCTCTAGACCCGGAATATCCCCCGCCCTTTTAATAATATTGTCTCTTAACGAATTTAAATTAGATAGGGCTGCATTTTCCGTAGCTAGTGTTCTAGACGCTTGAGACGCTTGGAGAGCTTCAGGTAATTTTCCTTGACTTTTAAAATAATTAGACAAGTTAGACAAACCTTCGGGTGTGCCTAAGTCTAAATTACTTAACATGCGGCTTTCTTCTCTTTTTCTAGGTAAAGCCCCTAATTGCTGGGCAGCCGTAAGCATTCCCTGCTGATACGAAGGCTGCAAAAGACCCTGTAAAAATTGTGTTGAAAACTTAGCCATTTGTAGCCTCCAATTAACCGAAGATGCGGAACAAGCCGCCACCGGACGGATCAAGTCCTATTACGTCGTCTAGGAACTCAGACATAGACTTACCAGTGCCTAAGACACCACCTCCGCTACCGCCTCCGGTTCCTCCAGTTGTTCCACCACCAGTACCGCTTACGTACGTAGGCTGCAACGCTTGCTGCAACAAGCCTGTACCGATCTGCCCCATGAGGTTGGCTTGACCGATACCTGAGGACAGGAGTGCCTCAATACCGCTCATTTCAGCTTCACCGAACATACCAGCGCCTGTCAGCTGTCCGCGTTGGGCTAGTTGAGAAGTAGTCATAGCAGGTTGTACTGCGGCAGTCAGCTGTGCCTGAGGTACGTAACCAGCGGACAAGAATTGACCACCAAGTTGTGCCTGCTGCGCCTGCTCTGCTTGCGCCTGTTGCATCGCAGTCAACATAGCTCTGTTGCGGGCTTCTTCTTGCGCTGTAGCCATAGCCAGCATTTCAGGAGTAGCACCACCATAGGCAGCAGAACTTGTACCAAGACGTCCCTGTGCTGCCAAACGCTCTTCCAAAGCTAAACGCTGGCGTTCCTCTTCAGGACGCATAGCCATTCTCATACGCTCGAATACGGCTTGCTCACGGGCATCCATAGGTTGTTGGGCCTGACCGTAGAACTGACCAGCGCCACCCAAAAGTTGCTGCTGTAGTGCTGCCTCTTGTGGAGACACGGTCATCGTAGTCCCACCTTCAGGACCGACACCCATCATTCCACCAGTAGCAGTAGTCACAGTAAAGGGTTTAAACTCTGTCTGCTCTAGGCCCTGACGTGCGATCTGAGACGCCTCACGTCTAGCCCTTTCGCCTACGTCACCCAAACGTTGGTACGCCTGTTGTGCAAGTAGAGCGCCTGCGCCAGTACCTAAGGCCTGTTGACCGCCAGTGCTTCCTAAGAAACCACCAATGCCACCTAGTATACCACCTAGGGTATCTGCAATAGTGTTGGTAGTTCCGCCTGCTGTCATTGGCCCACTTGGTGTTGGTCCGCCAGTAGGCACCGGAGCGCCTTCGATAGTTTGAAAACGAGGCGGTATATATGTTGGGGTCATGTTTATTGTCATAACAGTTTACCTATCAAAGCCATCACGTTAATCTCCTGTAGCGACAAAGGTGACCCGTCAATTTCTGACTCTAGGCCTACCTGTACACTTGTTCCGTATCCGGTGGTGTTGAGGCTACGTTGATTTGTTAGCTGTCCACCTGTAAATTCTACTGTTGTATACTCACTTTCACCGTAGAACCCAGTAATCTGAGTACCTACGGTAAATTCCGTTGTTGCGTATGTCGTGTCGAAGTCATACGCCCACTTCATAAATACTACTGAGTTGTTAGCGCCAACCAGTGTCGGCTTCAACTTCTTCAAAATCTTGATTCTAGAGCTATCACCAAACGTTAGGCTTGGGCTGTAGTACTTGAATCTGTAGCCTTCTCCGTTGTCGCTGTAACCTGTGTACGTGCTAATACCACTAGTTGTGCCGATGTACAGTGTACCGTCGTCTAAACGTGTGTACGCCGTAAACTTAGTAGACGGCCAACGTGTCACACGGTACGAGCCGTTTTCTAGTGTTCCTCTAACGTCAAAACAATACGTTACGTCTTGACCAGTAAAGGTTAGCAGGTAGAAACCTTCTTCAGGACTGTACACAGATCTAAAGAACTCGTTTTCATTTTGCAGTGCAGCAATAATGTCTTTAGTAATGTTACCGGACAAACTACTAAGGGGCATTGACTTTTGCTGTGTTGTTCTACTAAAGCTTTTCAAACCAGTGTGTGACAAGAATAATACGTCTGTACCAGTGTGCTGTACAGTGTCTCTGTCTACGCAACCAACGCCCGCCACAGTGTCAGAAAGTGCCATAGTAGCAGGGGCTTCAGCGCCTGAGTACACAACAATGCTGTGCTTACCAAAGATAATCAGCAATCCATTGTGTGCCGCCAGAGCAACAATCTCGTCGTACCCATCAGGCCACACCTTAGATATGTCTATTTTACCGCTGGTGCCTCCGGACCAGTTATGGCCGATCAAAAGGTCAGACCAGTAAACGGTAGACTTGTCTCCAGTGACGTCTGCTGTCCAAAGCCGACCATAGGCTGCTAGGACTTCATTACCGTACATAGCGCTAGTAACACCAGCTGCACCAGAAACGCTGCTGAGCGTGATTACAGAGCCTCCTGCGTTGTCGTACACAAGAGGTTGGAACCCACGTTGA